ATGGCATCATGCCCACTGTACATACGCCAGTCGGTAGCCTCACGGAGCTCAGGACGAAGCTCTACATATTCTTGGAATCCTTTACCCACTACTTAGAGCCCTCTACAGCTTGTTCACGAAGAGTTTGGAAACGGCGGAGCTCAGCAATTGAACCTTGGATCTCAAGAACTTTATTGAGTTCTTTAGTACTCTCAAGGTAGCCTCGTAGTACTTCGATACGAGCTCGCACATACGATTGTAGAAGGTCATAGCGGTCAACATCATTAACTAAAGGGAGAATGGATCTAGCAGTGTCTTTATCCATTAAACGGGTGCTCCTTGTTGGCCCCCATTATTGCCGCCCCCTGCGCCAGTGAAACCCTCAGCTCCCGGGGCTGGTGCAGCACCCGGTGCGATATTGCCACCACCTGTCTGAGTAGGATCAGACGGAGCCGGTACACCCTCACCACCTTGTGGAGGAGCCATGCCCTGAGGAGGAGGAGGTGGCATCAATGCAGCAATCTCTGCCATCATCTTCGCTTGGATTGCAGCCTCACGAGGATCATTGAGAATCTTCTCCTCATCCAGATCCATAGAAGCAGCCATCTCACGAAGGATGTAGTCGTACTTAACGAACGGAGCCATTGCAGGGTTAGCAGTCATCTGCATGAACTGCAGGAGACGCTGGCTACGGATCTCATTACGCATCAGGCTCTCCGTACCCTTAGCGACCACTTCAAGGGAGCCCTTGGCTACATCCTTATCGAAATTGAATTGCATGTTGAATGCAAACAAGGCACGGCCTAGCGGAGACAGGAGGTAGTCATCTACGTTACGGACAACTGCTTTAATGTTTTGTGCAGCAGCGCCCATGAGCATGGACATACCAGAAGCGGTACGACCTACACCTACCACACCACTCATACCGTGTGCGTAGCTAGGCATACCCGTAGATTCATCAGCTAGCTGGCGAGCCTTATCGAACATCATCAAACATTCGTTAGTGACATTTGGGAACTTAGTACCAAAGATAGCCTGACCCGGAGCACCAGCCTGACGACGGAAGATCTTACCCGGATAAACCTTCATGTCCTGACCGGGCACGAGGTTAGTCTCATCAATCTCAATCAGGAGATTAGAAGACAGGGCTGCGTTATCAACAGCCATACGCATGAAGCCATTCATGATCTCCTGCGTATCTTCCATGTTCTCTGCAACGCCCACACCAAAGAAGCTATAAGGATTAACTTCGTACGGCACTGCCATGAACGGAACCCGGTTCGGAGTGAACGGGTTAAGTACCAGACGGAGAATCTGCCCATTACAAATCCAAGCGTTGACCTGTACTTGGTCGTTATCAAGGAAGTCATCTGGCAGGTCTAGGTCAGCTTGCTCTGCAAGATCAGAGTCAATTACACCCCAGTATTCCAGTACTTCATAGCGATTGATATCAGTGGTATTCTGACTATCTTCTAGGGCATTCTCCCAGTACTCAGGAGCGTAGTTAGCACCATACTCAATGGCAAGCTCAATGCTTTCTTCACGGAAGTATGGGCGGTTCTTAAGCGAACGTAATTGCGTACGGCTCATGCGGTGACGCTCAATGACGTACTCTGCATCAGCCATGCTATGTGAATCTGGATCAGGGTAGAAGTTCCATACGGAGGTAGCTTCTACACGAGGAATAGTACGGTACTCAGGATCATACTCGCCATCTTCATTCCAACGAGCGTATTCCTTATCAAAGCCAAACGGGCCCTTCAGGATACCCGTACCGAACAGGCTCATCTCAAACGCTACATTGCGGAGATGGGTACCTGCATCTGTCTCATCAAGCTGATCGTGCATGGTCTTCTCCATACGACGAGCAGCCTCTTTAGCAGGCTCCCAAGTGAAGGCAGTCGGGGTAACACCTACACCCGGTTTAACTTCATCAATGATGCGTTCCAACTGATCCTTGTGCACACCAAGGGAAAGCTCAGGTCTAGCGGAAGGTTTCTTAATCTTAGAAGGAGCAGCACCGAGCTCTCCCTTCTTCTCATTAATCTTCTCTTCGGTAACCTCTTCAGGATCAAAGTAGACTGCATCATCTACGCCTACAGCTTTGGTAGGTGCTTCAACACCTACAGGGAACTTACCGCCTGCAAACAGAACATCTACGATCTGTGCATACGCAGCCAGTACCTTAGTCTTGGTAATCTTAATGAAGGCCTGTGACTTCTCAGTCTCAGTGAACTGTACTTCAGGGCCATAGATACCACGGTAGTTGCGATAGGCCTTAAGCCAACGCTCCTCATCCGTCATACGCCAAGTCTTAGACGCCTCAAAGCGGCCATTCACCCAAGAAACAAGACCAGAGTACTCTAGGTTCTGTTCTTCGATGTTACCGTTTTCTTCGAGCTGAAGTACATTATCCTCTGCAGGATTCATGTCTTCAGGGCGATCCATAATTGCCATAGTTTAATATCCAAATCTTGAACTAGCAGGGCGGTAGCCTTGCGGATTTGTTTTACCCCAATCCTCAAACGGCGATACCGCTCTAGGTCGAGACATAATTCCGTACCGGATAGAGTCGTATGCGTGGTCACTCTTGTACCGCACATCAATGTCATCACCGCCCTTCGGGTCACTTGGGATGACAGGTAAGTCAGCAATAATCTGACGGCAGTTATTGAAGAAGATAATACCGGGTACTTCCGTACTCTCATCTACCTTCAAGAGCTCATGTAGCCTGTTCTTACCTGCTACACGGGCACCTGCACTACGATCACTAGGACGCCATCTGCATCCCATACTGATCATCTCTTCAGCAATGCTAGGGCCAATCTGACCACGGTTATGCCAGCAGCTACTGTCTAGCATCCCGTATGAGATGTTCTCACCACGCTCTGCATCTAAGATCAGTTTAGCAAGATCTCGTCCAGTCTGCCTACTGACATACAACTCACGGTACACGATAAGAGTCTCAAAAGCAGGATCTATCGCATACCAATGTACGGCACTGTAGCTACTGTAACCGAAGTCACAGGAGCGGAATCTACGCCAGTCTGGTGGAATATCAAATGGATCTACCACATGCACAGACTGTCTGAACTCAGGGAAGGCTGCACCATCGGCTACAGCCCAATCCCCTTCAAGAAGCTGCCTACGCTGCATCTCCGGTAGAGAGAGCAAGTTAGCTTCATACGCACCGTCTTCAAACAGGTACGGGTTATCTTTGAGCGTAGCTGGAATGAACTTACGAGAGAAGAGAGATTGCCCCTCCTTCTCATGCCCTTCAGGATATACGAGAGGATCACCCGTCTCTAGATCCCTTGCAGCAAACGCCTTATTCGGTGGAGCAGGATCAATGAACATCTGCTTCACCCATTGGTGTCCGGGGCCACCGGGGTTGGTAGTGGCTCTCATGAAGATGGGTAGACCGGGGTCTGTCGTTCTTAAACGAGAACGCATGTAGTTCCACGCAAAAGGCGTAGAGTGCTGCGTTAACTCATCGAACCCGATATAGCTGAATGCCTGACCTTGGTAGCGTAGAACGTCTTCCTCACGTTCTAGGTAAGTCATCCATAAACGAGCTCCGGAAGGGAACACCCACTGGCTCTTCTTCTCTTGCCACTTCGCACCCGGGTAGGCCTTTGGATACAGCTCCTGAGACTTCCATATAAGCTCACGGAGTTCGTCGTTCGTACGACGTAAGATCAGTCCATTAAAATTAGCGTTAGCAAAGTAACGCATTGGGTCTGCAAGCAGGCCTATGGATTTACCACCACCTGCTGCGCCCCCATAGAGGACTTCTCTTTCTGATGCCGCCAGAAACTCTGTCTGTGGCCCCGGATTCGGTGAGAAGATGATTGGCCGAGGGTCTTTAGTCGGCTTTGCATTGAAGTCCAACGTATCGGAGAACTCCATTCTCCTCGGTTGTAAGACCTCTTCTTCTTGCAGCTCTTCTGGTTCGTTCTTCCCTTCAAGCTCAGCAATCTTCTTCGTAGATTTAGTGAGGAGCATCTTAGCCGTCTGCTGCTTACGCTTTGCAGCGGCCATGTCCCTCTCTTCTTTAGTCTTGGGAGCCTTAGCTTTCTGCTCCCTCTTTAACTCTCTCTGACGCTTACTCTTACGAGTACGCTTCCAGAGGTTAGCCATACCTTGGTGGGAAATGGTACGACCTAACTTACTCGATACCCAATCCGCTACCTGACGATACGATGCACCTTCATCAAGATGATCACATGCCTCTTCCAGTATCGCTACATGTTCCCAATTAGGAACAAGCTCAATAGAGCCCTCTTCCTCTGGCTGATATCCGAAGGGAATTACAGCAGTGGTATTCGCTCTTTTTCTAGGAGGCCAGCGGTCAAGCCACTTCTGGGGTATCGTCGTCTTGTCCGTCATCTACGGGCTCACCTTGTTTCGGAGGCAGAATAAACATGCCCCCTTCCGGCCCCTTGACTTCCACAAGTTCCTTCTTAACCAAGCCAGCACGATCCAACACCTCACGTGCAGCCGCTACAGCATTACGTGCCCCCAGTGCAGTAGGATCATCCAATACACCCACAATGCTGAACGTAGCTTTAGGAGCATTCGTAGCAAGCATCGTAGCCGTACGGTCTACAATCTCATTCTTGAGAGATTCAACAACTTCATGAGTCTTCGTGTAATCCGAATAACCAGCCATTCTCATAGCCGTACGGACATCACCACGAGCCTCGCCCAAGAGAGCATCCAAAAATGCTTCTTGCTTCTCCGTGAATTCTCTCTTCTCTTCTTTTGCCATTACTTCAGACTCTTTCCAGTCTTAATACAGCGACCGAGGGAAGCACACTTATCCGGTGTAGTGCATGCAGCACAGGTACGGACAGGTGTACCTCCCTCAGCAGCCCTTACTTTCCTTTTTTTTTAGAAGCAGTGCCACCCTTAGACATGGCAGCTTCACCCTTGGCACGCTTGGAGTACTTAGACTCATCAGCCTTATCGGACATACCTTTGCCCTTAGCCGGCATACCACCCTTATTATAACCAGTCTTCTGTACCTTCATGTAGCCGCCCTGAGCAGCCTTAACAGAAGCACCACACTTAGCTTTCTGTACCTTCATTGTCGGATCACCTCGCAGTCAATCTGCCTAAAGTAGAATTAATCAGTCTGACCACAGACTGTGACCAGACACTCTTCATCTTTCGCTCTATATCGAGGAAAAGGATAATACGTGGATAACCGGTATTGTTCTCCACGTAGTGCTCATACGTATCATCGAAGGCAACGAAGTCGTTATCCTTCCACCAATACTTCTCCCCACCTACAACAATGAAGCATGCAGGATCATTGGGGGAGATAGCGGTAATATGTACCCGGATAGATCCAGACCAAGGCCCAGTGTGTGCCTTAATTCTTCCTCCCGGCTCCAACACGGAGACCATAGCAAGCCGTATGTCTCTGTGTCTTCTAATGGCTCCAACCAGTCCGGGGAAAAAGAATCGATCAGCCATTCTTCCATACTTACCGTACCAGTAGATGTAGACCTTACGCCACTTCCCATCATCTGTAATATCTTCTCCAAAGAAGAGATCACCTTGAATGGGAGTAGCCCACGTCGCACTACGATCCAACTCATCACGGATCATGGGCCAGTTTGCTAGGATGTCTTGCATAGACTCCCGATAGCGTACTGCCTCTGTCAGATACGGAGTAGTAGGATCAGCAGAATGTCTGTGTACCCAGCGATTGAGAGCTCGTACCCAGCTATGAAAAGGCTCCCTATAGAAAATGTTCATTAGAGAAACCTTCTCGGGAGTCTTGGGATACGGGATCACCATTCTCATCGTAGTCATAGTATTCCGAGTAACCACGGAATAGCTGGGCATGCTTCTTGGCCTGTGCAGCCGTAATCAAGCCCTCTTCTACGAGGAGATCTCTAATCTCTTCCAGCTTTAGCCGCTGGCCCGTAGCCGCTTCTACAGCAGCACGGATATAGATCAGATTGATCGATTGAGTCGGGGTTGGGGAGATAAAGGGTGGTCTAGTTCTTGCCACTTTGGAATATGCACGTGTTATACCACTATCAATTCAAGGAATCAATAGTTTGTTGTAGCACTTACTAACCTACGAGTAAGTGAAATTATTTTCCCTGCAAGTATTGACAAATGGGAGATCTGACTGTATAATTCAGGCTCCCCTGCCGAGGGAAATATATATAAAGGGAACCCATAAAGCCTAGCCTAGTGCTAGGTTTTTTTATGCCCTGTAGTATGTTCATTACCGTGAACAGTAGGGGCCATAGTGACTACGATAATAGACATTAGCTCTACTCCTACCGTCTAATGGCCAGTATCTTAGGCATTAGCTTATGCTGCTATATGCCGACCGGACTGCGAAGCAGTACCGTTACGGCTAGGGAGCCTCTGGACTGCCCCTCTCCAACTATCGTAAGGATCTATGCGCTTATGGGCTTCCCTATTCAAATAGAGACTACCCTTACCGTCAAAATCCTCACAGAGATCAAAGGAAAGAGACATATCCTCTAAGCATAATAGGGCAAACAGATCACATGACCCTGATTCATAGCCCCTGAATGTCGTTGTCTTACCCTTCTTAATCGAAAAGACCCTATGCCCATCATCATGGGACTTCGTCTTCACATCTACACGGATAGGATGATCTGCATGATCCACATCCATCACTAGCAGGTCATATCCCTTCCCTGCAGCGTGGATTACCTCATACCCATACCCTCCTAGGACAGAAGCTACGAAATACTCCCCTATCGTACCGATATGGGTAGCATCTAAGGCCTTCATGAGCTCAGGATTAAAGGGAACACTCATAAACCCTCCTCTAGAGAGGAGAAATCCGTATCCTCATCGTACTGATCCCACGGATCGATACCATTCCCTTCCAAATACCCTGCTACCTCCCTCAGACGCTCTGCCTGACGAGATAATTCATGAGCAATTGAATAAAGCTGGCCTACCGCATCTCCAGATTCAAACATACGGTAGAAATCAATGACCTCATCTACCAATTCCTCGAATTCAACCCTACCTTCTAGGGGCTCCTCTCGGTCTTCTGGATAGATGAACGTAAGAATGAAGAATTTACCTTCAGGATTGACCTCCAAATCGTGTTCTAC